ACCGCCTACCGGCACCGACAGCACGTATTCGTGGCTCGCATGGTTGTACTGTTCGAATGCGCCGTCCGGGTAGTCGGTCGCCGTCTCGTCCGGACTCGACCGGCCCGAACCGCCGTGCTGCTCCGTGTAGTAACCGGGCGCCACGAACGCACCCGCGAGATCGCCAGACGGCGCCCACAGGGCGACCTCTTCGTCGACGGATGGCGGACGCCACTGCCGGACCTTGCCGGCCGCACCCGCCTGCCATTTGAGCCAGTCGCTAACCCAATCGCCGACGCGCACCTTCACGCGCGGCGGATCGTATGTGACCGCCTCCACTACCGCTGACTGCGTCAGGCACGCCATGCGGCGATCCATCTCACCAAGCTCGAAGTCGCTCACATGTCACCCCGCTCCGTGATCCGCCGGATTCCAGTAACGGTCTTCGCGCCCCGGCCCCGTATCCGGATCGACGCCCCACATTACTGCGCGGCCCTTTGTCGGCGGTTCGTACACGTCGCCTAGGTCGAATTCGTGCACCCATTCGACGAGCCAGACGAGATACGTGTCCAGGTCCGGCCGGAACGGATCTTCGCCGGCCGATCCGACTTGCCTGCCGGGCGTCACGGGCAGCCCCCACGTCGCGCCATGCACCATTTGCAGCACGCGGGCGGATAGTTCGCGCACCTGGACATCAGCATCGTCCACCAACGGGTCGACGATCACGCGTGCCTGCATTCGCGCAATCAGCGGCACCCGCCCCGTTCCGTCATCGTGTCCCGGCTCCAGCTCCGACAGTTCGATCGCAATGAACGGCGTGTCGATCGACTTGCCGATCTTCGGATACGCATGGATGCGTTCGAGATCCGGCAGCCGCTCTCGCAGCCCCGCCTCGATTCCGTTATGCAGTTGCTTCAGGTTATCGAGCACGGTTCGCCGCCTTGTGTCGTTCATAGTTGACCTCTTGCCGCAGCACCGTCATCAGCCGCGCTTCGCACGCTCGGGCAGCCCGTCGAAATGCTGGATCGCCCGCCTGCGACCATTCGACCTTGACGACCTCGAACGGCGTGCGCGCCTTGCCAATGCGCCGAAAGATCGGGCCGTCCGGCTGCCGGTTCGTCTTGCGCCACGCGCTCTCGAACAGCGTTTTGCCGGCCCGCATACCCTTCTTCGTGCGCCGGACTGAGCCGAGCCGGTGCGCCTCGATCGGGTTCAACCCAAGCCACACCTTGCCCGTATCGAGCGACCGCATGAAGAAGTACATCCGCTGCCGCAGCAGCTTCTGCTGGATGCCCGTCGCGTTGCCAACCTCCTTCGCGGTCTGGCGCACGATCCATGCCCCCGTCTTGCGCAACGTCCGCCGCCATGCCGCCTGCATCGCGGCCGGCGGCAGGCCCGCAAGCGCTTCGAGCCCCCCCCTTACATCGATCTCGACCTTCAGCAGATCCATCGTCACCTCAGAATCAGGATCGTCCAACCCGTACCATCGGGATGAAGCTCGAACACGCGATACCGCCCGCTCGGCGTCACGACGACGCTGCCCTCGGTCACATCCACCGCGTCGGCGTCAGTGATATGCAGGACGGGGGCAACCAGCTGCGTGCGCTGCGTTCCGAGATCCGGACCGAGCCACGGCGACGTGAACATCCCGTCGACGGGCCGGCCGTCGATCGTAATGTCCGCGTCGCCGAGATCGCGCAACACTGCGGAATCAACGTCCGCGATCAGATCCCGGAACGCCATGTCAGGCCTTCAGCTTGACGATCGCCTTCGGGCGCGTGCACAGGTGCACCGGGTTCGACTGCGCCTCGATGTCCACACCCTTGCCGAACTGCGCCAGTTCCTGCTTCGCGTAGTAAGGCAGGCCCGTCGTATTGACGGCCTCGACATAGTCGGCCGGCGCGAAGCGCGTGACGAACAGCTCCGGCACGCCTTCGGGCACTGCATATGCTTCGTCGTCGGCCACATAGCCAATGTTGCCCACACGACCGCGATAGCGCTCGAACGTGCAGCCGCCGAAGTCGAACGCGTCGCGCGCATCGCCGCGCAACGACGCCGCCATCGCGGTCGCCAGATACGTTTCCTTCACCGTCTTCGCGACGATCAGCTTGTTCCAGAACGCCCGGCCGCAGAGCACCCGCACACCGGTGTACGTTGTCGCGCCCAGCGAATCCTCGATCGCGTCCTGCACCTCCACGCACTTCACTCGGATCTCGGTGTCCGCCTTGCCCAGCTCGAACGGAATCACCGTCTGCTCGATACCGAAGTACTGGAGCAGGTCGATCAGCACCGTCTTGCCATCGGCGTCGAGCACCGCACCCTTGATCGCGCCGATACGGTGGAACTCGTGCGTCGCGTCGAGCTGGCGGCGCAGCTTGGCGAGCCGCCGGTTCACGACCGTCTGCAGCGCCTCCAGCTCCGTTTCAGAACCGAACGCACGCAGGTTCTGGATCTCGTCGGCCTTCACGAACGCACGCTGCGGCAGGTGCACCGTGTTGAACGGGATCATCGTGCGCTTGCTGCCAACCACAACGGCCGACGGCGAGCCGCGCTCGCCTGCCGAAACCAGCGACAGCGTGTCGCCGTCGCGCTCAATCTGGATCGTCGTCGTGGTGATGCCGTCCTCTTCGAATAGACCGAGTGCGCCGACGCGGCCGGGTACGTGCGGCTGCTCGTTGATCGCTGCGGTGAGCGACGACAACGAGAACGCGTCATCTTGAAACAGGGCGATGTCCGCCATACAACCTCCAACAGGGAAATGGATACAAAAAAAGGCCACGCGCGGTGCGTGGCCTTGGATGGGCTTCAGGTAGCGTGCGCGGCGATCAGCGGACGATCATGTGACGCTCGGCGAGATCCGTGCGGCCGGCGGCATCCAGACCGGTCAGGCGCGCGGCGGCGATTTCGGCGAGCCGCACGATGCCCGTCGCCGAACGCGGTGCCTCGGACGCCGGCAACGGCGCGTACAGCACCGCTGCAGCAACCTCCGACCCGTCGTTCGCCGCGTTGTCGTACGGCGCATACTCGCCGGTGCTCGTCACGCCGAGCACCTGGCCGGATGGCAGCGCCGGTCCCGCCTTGACCACGATGTGCTCGCGCGAAATCTGCCCGTTGCCCTCCGACACCAGAAATTCCGCTGTCTGGCTGCCCTGTACCTTCACGTTCGACATGAGTGTTCCCCTCCTCGGGTATCGTCAAAGTTACTTGCCGCTCTTGCGAGCCGCGTAGATGGACGCCGCGCGCGGCGCATTCGCGACCACGGCCGGCTCGTTTTGCGCCGTCGATTGAGCGCGCGGATTGATGCGTGGTTGCGACGCCGTCACGCGCTCGAACAGTCGCGCGCGCACGTGATCGGGTGTCAGCCCGTCGGCGACGAACTGCGCGGTCAGCTCCGGCACGTTGGCCGCAAGGCAGATCCCGGCGATGTCCGCGGCCTGCTGAATCGCCGCGTCAACAGTTACCCGATCCTTCAGGCCGGTCGCCGTCACGATCGCCTCGGCGCAATGCGACAGGCGCGCGTCACGGCATGCCGCGAACACGTGCGATGCGAGCGCCGACACGTCGGGCGTCGGCGCCACCGGCTGCGCATCGGATTTCGGATTCGGATCGGGCTTGGGTTCGGGCGGTGTATTGGCTGGCGTGTCAGGCTGCGCCGGGTCGGTCGGCTCCGTCTCGTCGACCAGCGCCCGCACAACATCCGGCACCGCCGAAAAGCGCGCGAGCAGCGCCGTCGAGCTGGCCGACGCCGACAGCTTCACTGCCGCCTCGATCGTGTCGCAGAAACCCTTCTCCTTTGCCTGCGCCGCCGTGAGCCACGTCTCGGCGTCCATCATGCCCCGGATCTCGTCGACCGACTGACCGCTCTTGGCCGCATACGCGGCGAGGATCCCGTCGCCTGCGTTATCGAGCAGGTCAGCAATACGCCGCAGGTCTTTCGCCTCACCCGCCGTCACCGTGTGCGCGTTGTGGATCATCAGCAGCGCGTTCTCCGGCATCACGATCTCGTCGCCGGCCATTGCAATGAGCGACGCGGCCGATGCCGCGACGCCGTCGACGCGCACCTTCACCTTGCCTGCGTGTCGGCGCAATGCGTTGTAGATCGCAAACGCGTCGAACACGTCGCCACCCATGGAGTTAATCGCCACCACGATCGTGGACGCGTTGGCCGCTGCTGCATCGAGCTGGGTCACGAAGGTCTGCGCGTCCGTGCCCCAAAAGCCGATCTCGTTATAGATCCGGATCTCGACCTCGCCGGCCGCGTTCGCCTGCGCCCGGATATCCCACCACTTACGATTGCGTTTCATCTCACTCCCCATTCGTGTCCGCGAGCGGACCGGTGTCGTCCGTCGCATGCGTGTCGTACTGCAACCCCAACCGTTGTGCGCGCTGCTGATCGGCCGCGTTCTCGTCGTCGACCTGCTCCGGATCCTCGCCCTTCGCCAGAATCGCGCCGGTGCGGCTCGTCAGCCCCGCGCGGATCTCCGCACGCTTGGCGGATACGTCCTGCACCGGGTGGATATACGGCCAGCCCTGCGGCACCCAGCGCACGCGCACGTACTCGCGCCGGGCGCGGTGATAGTTCGGCATCGGCAACGCGCCTGACAGCGCGCACGCGTCGACCCACCAGCGCCAGATCCGGCGGCAGAACTGGTGGATGAACACGTTCTGCTGCAGCTGCTCGATCGAGCGCCTGAACTCGTTGAGCAACACGCGCAGCACGCGGTCGCTGACGTCGCGCAGATCGCCCGTCAGTACTTCGTACGGCATGCCGACCGACGCGGCTGCCGCCATCAGCTGCTGGCGCATGAACGGCGCGTAATCGGCCCCGGCACCGGGTGGCGTTGCGAACTTCACGTCTTCGCCGGGCGCCAGTTCCTGCATCGCGCCCGGCTCCAGCGACACGACCGGCGAAAAGCCGTCAACGTCGAACTCGATCGGCGCACCAGAAACGGGATCGCCGAGCGGGCCGACCTCCGCCTGTGGTTTCACGATGAACCCGGCAAAGAGGTTGCTCACCTCCTGACGGAACAGCACCGCGTCGTCGAAGTTGTCGAGCGAATGCAGCCGCAGCAGCACCGTCGACAGCTCGGGCACACCGCGCACCTGACCGGGCCGCAGCCCGTGGAATACATGCGCGATCTCGTCGGCCGGTACGCGCACCGTCTGCGTCGCGCCACCGGCAAAGCGGTTGTACTCACCCGGATGGCGGCGCAGCAGGTGATACGCGACGCGCTCGCCGTCTTCGTTGAACTCCACGCCGTTGATGATCTCGCCGCCTGGAATCGGCTCGCTCTTCGTGACTGGCAACAGGTCGCCTTCCAGCAGCTGGATCTGCATCGGCACCGCCAGCCCGGCATGCGGCGGACGCAGGCGGCGGCGCACCAGCACCTCGCCGTCGCTGAAGAACGCCCGCGCGGCGAGCGTCTGCAAGCCGTACAGGTCATGCACACCATCCGCATCCAGCTCGCCCGAGCTGTCGTCCCAAAGTTGCTTTTGTTCGCGACGCACGTCCGCGTTCGGATGCTGCGGATGCGCCTGAATGCCAGTGCCGATCGTGTTCGACACCAGCCGCGCGATCGCGGTCTTCGCCCACGGGTCGTTACGGATCGCGTCACGGGCGCGGTGGCGCATCAGCGGCAGGTTCTGCACGACCGATGCGTTCGGTCCCGCGCTCGACGCCTGCCATGACTTCGCCCGCGCCCCGCGCGTGCCGGCCGATTCGTACGCCGCCGCGTTCAGGCGCGTGGGCACGACAAAGCCGCGCTGCGCGAGAACCGGATACGCGCGGCTCATCGCACCCCCTTGCCGGCGTGCCGCAAGCGAATCAGCCGCGAGCGGCCGGTCGCGCCATCCAGCGCCCGGATGATCTCGGTCTGTGCGTCACGCAGTTCGGCGATTGACCGGTAGCGCACCTTGCGATCCGCGTACTGGACTTCCAGCTCGCCCTTCGCGATTGCCGACTGGATGCGCTGCAGGTCCGCCATCGTGTATGCCATGTGTTTCTCCTAGCGGCGCTTCAGGTACGTCGAGCGAGCGACACGCCGGCCCTGAATGCGCGAAACCCCGCTCGGTGGCGGGGTTTCGGGTGGTTTAGCGACCGGCTGAACCGGCTCAATCGGTGGCGGTGGATCGACATCCGTCTGCACGGTCGGCAGTGTCTCGACCGGCAATGCAGACGGTAGCGATTCCAATATCGGAACAGCATCGAACAGAGAAACCTGCGAGATGCGCACCTGTTCGACGCGCCAATGCGCTTCGGTCATCAGGTGGGTTTTGGCGCTGCGTGCCGCGTGCAGCGCATAGACTTCGCAGTCGAGCGCTTCGTTACGGGCGCTGGCCTTCTTCTGCCAGACACGCTTGGTGCCGATCCGGCCCGGCACCTTGACCTCGGCTGTCACCTGCGCGAGATAGTCGGAGCGCACGCCCACATACCAGTGCATGCGCCCCGGCCCATCGCCATCGAGCTTCAGCCGGTTGTCGAGGATCAGGTCTTTCGCCTTGCTGACCCCGACCATGTACGGGCGCAGGCCGTATTTCGCGGCCTTGCTGTTGTTGCGCGTCGAATCGACCGACGCCTTCGGTACGCTGAAAATCTCCGCGTTGGCCTCGGTACTGCCCTTGATCGCCAGCACGTTCAGCCCGGCCCGCTGCGCAGCACGCACATATTTGTATACCGCGTCCGATGTCGAGCCGTCCGACGAGTCGATTGACGTCGCGCGAACACGCAATATGCCGCCGCTCTCGTGCCGGTAGCCGTGCGTCACCAGCGCGGTCAACGCGCCCCATACGCCGCCCGACAGCGGATCGGCTTCCTGATGCAGCACATTGCCGTAAATCTCGTCCCACGCAACGAGCCAGCTTTCCTCACCGCGCCCCCATGCGCGCAGGATGATCGCGAGCCGGTCGTGCTGCACGTCGACACCGAGCGTCAGCAACAGCCCGCCGGCCGGCACCATGAATGCCGCGTACGGCATCGCACGCGCGGCCAGCACGTCCAGCTCGGGCAGGTCGCTCTTGTACTTGTACGGCCGCCCCTGCGAGTTGTTCACGAACGCACGCATTTTCGTGTCGTCGCCCTCGCGCAGCGCCTTCTCGGCCGTCAGCCACTTCTTGAGCAGCTCCGCCATACGCGAACCTGGGAACGGCGACACCAGCTCGTTCAGACGAAAGCCTGCGACACCGTGAAACGGCGCCGTCGCAACCCATCGCCCATGCCGGACCGCCCGCACACGCGCCGAGTCGTCCCACAACGAGCCGCAGTGCGGGCACGTATAGCGGGCCGAGTCCGGTCGTGCCCGGCCGAACACTTCATGCGCGACTTCGGCATCCTCGCTCCAGGTCACGTTCTCCCACGCCAGCTCATGCTCTTCGCCGCAATCGGGACACGGCACCAGATAGATGCGTTGATCCGAAGTCAGATACGCCTGCTGGATTCGCGAGAAGCCGTCAACGGTGGGCGTGCCACCAAAGATTACCTTGCGGCGGCTGTCCGAATAGCTCTTGTTTCGTTCCTCCAGCAGCGTGATCGAATCGCCCTGATCGCGCACGTTCGTGTTCGCATCGTCCGGCTCCTCGACCGCGACGACCGGGGCCGGCGTCGACTTCACATCGTCCGGCGCGTTCGACGTAATGAACTTCAGGAACCCGCGCGGGAACGTCTTGTGATCCCACAGATTGTTCTTGTCGCGCGCAGCATGCACCGGCAATTTTGCCGACAGGCGAGGCGTCACCTCGACCATCGGTTCGAATTTCTCGAGATTGAACTTCTTCGCCGACTTCTCTTTCGCAAACATGACGATCATCGGACACGGATCGACGTCGATCCGCTTGCCGATGTAGTTCAGCAGCACACCATCCGTCCACGCGACCTGCGCCGATTTCATGCACACGATTTTTTGCACGGTCGGATCGTCGAGCGCGTCATGCATGCCGAACACCCACGGCGTGATGTTCGGGTTATAGCGGCCCGGCGTCGCCGTCGCTTTCGCACTCATCCTGCGATGCTTGCGCGCCCACTCCGTCGTCCCGATCCGCTCGGGCGGACGGAGAAGCTTCGCAATCCGGCGAATCACCGCCCGGACTGTCTGCGTCGTATTCAGAAAGCTGCTGAAGGCATCCATACATGTGCTCGTTCAACCATTCGACGTCGACCTCGACGCCGTACAGGGTGCGTAGCTCCTGCACCAGTTTGTCGGGCAGCGCCAGCAATTCCGTTTGAAATGCGCCGACCATCTGGCCGTACGCCTGTTCGAGCTGCGCCGCGTTGACCAGTTGGCCTTTCTTCTCGGCCAACGTCAGAAGCTTGATCTCGCGATCGACACGCTCGGTCATCGCGCGCTCGGCGACGAGATCGATCCCGGTCTCGCTTGCGCGGCCGGCAGCCGATTCTCGTAAGTGGCGAAGATACGCAACGCGGATTTCATCAAGCGACGCCGTCCGATAGTCGATATTGAGACGGTCGACAAGGCGCGATACCGTCGAGCGCTCCAGATCGAGGTGATCAGCGATTTGTTGCTGAGTCAGCATGTGAATGTGCCCCCCTATAGGAATTCGACAGTAGAGAAAAAACGCGGGTGCGAGCCCCCGCGTGTGGCGATGCCCAGAGGGTCCCCGCCTGCTCAAAAAATAGGCAGACCCGCACCGATCGCGACATCGGCGGTCACGCCGTCGCCTGCTCGGTCCATCGCCCACACGACACGGTCCATCGCGTCGTCAAACACGAAGCACCGCGCGGTAACGCGCCCCATGCTTCGATCTTCATCCCACGTCGACCAGACCTCGCTCGGCCCGGCGCTCGTCGACTCGATTCGCATTTCAGCGCCCCAATGCAAAAAGCCCTGAGGGCTTTCGCGCTCAGGGCTTCGATATTCATTTCGGTAGGGCAAACACCCCCCAACTCTTCCAGACTATGGGTCTAACGACAATGGTCGACCGACATCGACACGCTTCTGGGACGTCAGACCGATATGCAGTTGCGCCAGGATACAAACCGTGCAAAGAACTATGTATATCTTCGCACCATAGTGTTTTTCAGCACCGGCGGGAAGCTTCTTCATCATGACCTTGTACATGGTGGAATTACGAAACAATCTTCTCAGCTCCTGCAAGCGCCCTTGTTGTCTTCCTGACGCCAGCGTTTCGTTCCCAAGTTGATGAGCAAAGTCGTTACGGATCCGACGTAACAATTGAATCGCACGCTCAAAATCACCGTTGATAAGACCGAGCCGATGAGCGATCAAAATTTTCGCCGAGAACGTTCCCAACGCTCGATCCGAATCAAACAACGAGTCTTCCCCTCCAGCGCACGGATGAAGCACATGCTGGAGCAATTTTTCCAATCCAACATCGATGCTTGATGCAGCCAGGATCACCGCGGCACGTTCACTCTCGCCAAGCAGAGAGCCCGCCAGCTCGGCCGCCTCATCTACGAATGGATTGTAATCGTCAAGGTCCATAATGACTTCCCTACTCGTTGGTCTAGATTGTTATCGCGTGGTCACTGTCCTGATGCGGTCGCGCTTCAATTTTAACTAGTTTCAACGAGAAAGCCCTGAGAGCTTTTGCACTCAGGGCTTCGATATTCATTTCGTAAGGGCGAACGCCCTCTCAACAGATCCCGACAGACAGTTATCGTTGTTGGTCGCGGCGCTCCCGCGATTCAGTACGCCTGTCGGGCGAAGGTTGCGACACGAGTATGCGGTCGCTCATGTATCCAGTGACGCGGTAAAGGATGTGCAGAGTTTAAGCGATCCGCTCTTGAAATGGAATACGTTTCATCCTCGCAATTGCCGGCGCATTGTGTCGGACACCGATCCATCTATGGTATCGAGCAGCGCGAGCATGTCATGAAAGCGCCACGACCAATTGCGCCGATACTCTGCGAGCGACACCCCGAGCGTGTGCGCCCGGCCCGCGTCGTCGCACCGCCGCTTGCCGGAACCAGAGCAGTCAGGGCAAATGTGCCGGCCCTTCGCATTCGATACAGGCGATGCCGCGATCCGCCCCATCCCGCCGCAGTCGTCGCATGGTTCATATTCCCGAAATACCATAGGCCCGTTACGCCCTTCGAAGAACGGGATACGCTCCTCTGACACGCATACTTTCCCGCTGCCCCCGCATACATCGCACGCGTACGTTGCCGTCGTGACGGCGCGCACACGGCGCACGACACCGCGTCCCTCGCACTCGACACACTGGTCGTTCACCCACTCGTCCAGCAAGCGCAACGCGAACCGCTCGACGATGTCGACGTTCGCGCGCTCGACGGCATGCCCCGCACGTTGATCGCGACGCTCGTCTCGCGAGTAGCCAGTGAATCGAGCCCGCTTGAATCGGCCCGATGTCCGGATCATCTGCGCCAACAGCAGGGTTGCACGCCGAACCAGCGCAGGCGTCGCCTGCGGCCCGGCCTTGATTCGGATCAGCAAGCGTCCGAGATCGTTCGCAAAGGCGAGCGCGCCCAAAGTAACTTTCGGATCGGCAATCGGGTCGGTGAACTGACCACGAACGCTCATAGCAACACCCACCCGTTCTTTCAAATCGATCACGACTCTCTCCTACTCGTCCTAATGTCTCAATGTCCCAAGGGAAAAGGCTTGCAGGGGTGCGCGCCTGCGACATGCGCGACGTGCGCGACGTGCGCGACATGCGCGACATGCGTCGCGCACGTCGCGCCCCCACACCCGCGCCCGAGACCGCGCCTTGGGACATTGGGACATGGGACGTCCGCAGCGCGCCAAGACGGGGCGAGTGGCGCGCTTTGCGTGCAGGCACAGCGCGCCACACAATCACAGCGGACTGTCGTCATCGCCCGCTACAATCAGTTCACGCTCGACTTCCGGCTCTTGCTCCTCGCGCACGTAGTACCAACCACGCGAACCGGTCGACTCGCGCTTGCGCACCCACCCGAGAGACTTCAACGCCTTGCCGATGCGGCGCTGTTCCGCCAGCGTCCACTTCGACGTGTCGAGCTTCAGGATGTCAGCGAGGATCTCTTCCATCGTCGTGCGCGACACGAATTCCAGGTCCTTCGCAATCTTGTCTTCGTACACGTCGCCTTCGTAGCGCTCTGCCTGCTCGATCTCGAACAGGGGCCGCTCCTGCTCGTTCACGTGCCACGCAACGCCCGAGCGATACAGGTGTACGGCTTCCCCCCAGAGCTGGTCACGAACGGCCACAATGCCGTCGATGTCGACCAAACCACCGACACGCAGCGGCCAATAACGCCGGTTGCCCGATTCGTCCTTCAAGTACGTGTCAAAGTTGACCGAACCGGCGAATACGCACTGACGCGGGACGTCCGTCGCCCGCTTGCCGTAGAAGTTGCGGAACCGGTCAACTGCCGTCGCGAAGAAGCTTTTCACCGCCGACGAGTCGGCCTTGTTCAACGAGTCCAGTTCGGCCAGCTCGATTACCCACTTCCCGGCAAGCACTGCGTACGTGTCTTTGTTGCCGATCTGGATCGGCGTATCGGTGAACCAAGGAGCGCCGGCTAAAACCTTCAGCGCCGTCGATTTGCGGGCACCCTGCTTGCCTTCGAGGATCAGGACGTTGTCGACCTTGCAGCCCGGCTCCATCACACGAGCGACGGCCGCGATCATCCATTTCATGAACGCGAGCTGCACATATTCGCTGTCGGCCACTCGCAGGTATGTCGACGGCATCGACCGGACACGCGGCACGCCGTCCCATTTCAGCCCTTCGAGGTATTCGCGCACGTCATGGAAGTGGGTAGCGTCCGCAACCAACAGGACCGCGTTCATCACGATATCGGTACGCACCGAGAGGCCGTACCGCTGCGACAACCAGAGCGCGCAGCGCTGATCGTCCATGTCGGTCCACTCGCCCGTCACGCCTTGCGGGAACGGCGGCCCCTTGCGCTTCATCACGCGTCCGCCGAAGTCGTCCTGCTCGATGACACCCTGCCATGCCTTGTGGTTCGACAGGATCAAGTGCACGTTGCCGAGCGTCGGCAGCAGCGTGCCCTTGTCCGAGCGCGCGAGGTCCTGCTCCCACGTGTGTGCGCCGCTCTCCGCCTCGCGGCCATCCCACTCCGGCTGTTTGGCGGCAGCGGATGTCGCGACGGGTTTCGACGGCGTGACGTCCGCGGTCGACATGTCGACCGTCGCCGGCCGGATCTCTTCGTTCGCTGGGGCGATGACGCGCAAGATTGCCGCCTGCACCTGTGCCTCGACAGCCTCGAAGCCCTCTTCGACGTGCAGGTCGTTGAAATCGGTCAGCTTGCGCTCGCCGCGATTAGCGAATACCGGATAGATAACGCTGACGTCGTCGACTGTCGCTGCCGCCTCATACGCGCGCTTCAGGCCCGTGTTCTCGAAACGCTTGCGACGCAGCGGCATAACGTCGTTGCCATAGCTGACCTCGACATACGGCACGCCGTTGTCGTCACGACGGCGTGACACGGCAACCATGTACCACGTGTTCTTCGCTTCTATCCGCACCGGGTCTGCACCAAACACCAGTTCGCCCCGGTAAGCAAACTCATCGGCGAGCCAGTCGCGCATGCGCTGCTCGATCTTCCAGTCGTCGTCGGCGCAGACCAGTACATGCACATCCGGATACGTCGCACGCAGGTAGCGCACGGCCGGGAGGATACCGCCCGCGTCAAAACAGATATTGACCGCGAACGCGTCGTCGATTGCCATGCGGATCGCACGCGCGGTTGCATAGCCTTCGGCGACCAGCACGACCTGGTCGTCTGGGCCAACATCACCGAGCAGATACGAAGCACCCTTCTTCTCCATGCCCTTGTTGAAGCGCTTCGCGCCGTCCGGCGTGATCTTTTGCAGGCCTACGAGACGAGCGTCGTCGCCGTACTGATACATCGGCACGAAGATCGTGCCGTCCGCGTCGAAACGCACGCCTTCGGCTGTGATGTGTTTGCGGTCGAGATAGGCAGACTCGCCATGCTCTGCAGCACGGTTCCACTGGTCGCGTGCACGGTTCGCGGCGAGCTTCGCCTGCCGTGCGTCGCGCTCGGCCTGTTCGCGGTCGGCAGCCTCTTGCCGGCGACGCGTTTCCGCGAGCGCTTCTTCGCTCAACGGTGCGCCGCCCCACTCGAATCGTTCCGTGCCCGGATCGTCGCCCGAGAAATGGCCGAACGTACCGCCATAGCCGATCACTGCGCCCTTGCTGACGACCTCGCGAAGCTGATACCAGAATTTCTTGCGCGGCCCGTACCGATGATGTTTGCCGTCCGCGACGGGATGGCCAGCGGGTAGGTCGGGATGCCCCGCCGCACACAATTGCTGAATGATCTGGTCCAGTGTCGCCATATAGAAATCCCTCTGTCAAAAGTCACTTTGGCCGCGTGTCGCGGCCAGATCACGATTCGATGAGCGCCGGCCGGCTAAATCGCACGCCGAGCCGCATCCAGCTCGACGAGCCGGCGGTCGCGTTCGACCTTGTGAGCAAAGCTGCGCCATGCGCCCCGCCCGGCCGCATAAGACTGCCGCCCACTCGGCGAGCGGCTGTACCGCGATGCGCCGCGTCGCAACGCACTGCTGATTCCGTTCACGTTCATAGGGGTTTCCGGTTATTTGCCGCGCAGTCGACGCCATTCCGCCGACATGGAATCGTCGAACGCGGCAAGGTCCAGCGCGCAGAGACGATCAGTAAGCTGGTCGCGGAACGCGTGGCGATCTGCCTTGGTTGCGAGCGCGGCGCATGCTCGCGCGGCGCGCTCGACGAACAAGCGCACGCTCTCCGCCGCGCTCGCTTCCGCGAGAATCGGAGCGAGGCGATCGGGGAACGTGGCGATTAGTTCGGACAGCAAGCGGCCCACTTCTGCCGGGGCGTCCTCGAATCGGGCTGCGATCGTTGTTGCAGCGCACGCCAATTGCTGC